TCCAAACCGGCACCAAAAGTGCCGTCTGGAGAAGAAACCACAGAGTAAGATATGTCGGGATTCCCATCCATGATACTCGTGTTCTCATGTGAGGACTCTAATGATAGAGAACCTACACTGATTCCAGCGAGCCCACTTTGGGTCACGACATTCGAGCAATCCAGCTCTAAAGGAGTTTGAGTGTCCTCTGCACTACAAAAGGAAAGTTTGTTCAATTTGTTATTTACAGTAAGTCTACAGTGCTATATAAGCTGTCCCCGACTTAAGGTACAACTTAGCATATTATACATTCTTAGCCATAATATATACATTCATCGCTGGCGGAAGCCTACGGGGCTAAGTCTCCGTGGTATCCAATCCGTCACCGGGATAGTATTTCTCGAACCACGCCTTGACACGATCCTCATAAGAGTCAGCCAATTTTGGCACGACAATCTGTGAGAGATCAGCAACTTTTTGCATCTGTTCTCGGCGCATTTCGAAGTGGTCCTTTCCGTAGAAGAACCATTCATCCAGAGCTGTACTAATGTTACCTGCTGCAATGTCTTCAGGAGCTTCTTTAGACTCCATTCGGCAATGCAAGGACTTGAAAATAGAGTCCTCAGCAAGGCAGGCCACATAGTGACCCAACACTGGATCGTACCTATTGGTACGCTTGAGGAAATCAGCTTCCTCATCATTCATGTATTTTCTGAACTCAGACTTTTTGTCCGGCATGGTAATAACCACGCCAAAGACTCCAAGATAATCTTTGAGTGAGATAATATTGAATGCATCTGCCTTCTCAGAAACAGATCCCTTTTCATCATCACCGTAGTGGCCCATGGCCACATGTTTGCGGTAAGGTTCTTGGGGAACTTTATTCTTGAGCATGAGATCTCTGTAACAACATCTGTTGTACAAAGAACCATCAGTACTATTAGTAGTAGTCGTAAGAGTCTGACCACTACAGGTCATATTATCCAGACCAATAAGAGTACCATTGTAGGCAAGAGTGGGGTAGGCAGTGTCAGAGGCAATACCACGGAGAATCTTCATAGCTCTCTCGTCGTAATTACCTGTGGCTTTAGCCAATTGCTCGTAGACGTAAAAAGACGCCAACGTCATGCACGAGGATTTACGCAAATCATAACTGCTGTGATCAGCAGCGAGAATGCGATCTTTTCCAAATTTGTGCATAAAACGCGCAAGCTTGTCCCACTCGGGACCGTGGGCATTAATGCCCACAGCGCACTCCGAAATAAGAGGATAAAGTCCCAAAAAGCGAACCAGATTCAAGTAGTACTTTCGAACCACTAGCTGGAAAGCTAAGGGCGCACACTGAATTACGCGTGCAGGTTTTTCCTTCTCAAGAGGAGTTGGCTCGACCTTGAGTGCAGCCTTGAAAATCGGATTGGACCGGTCTCCATTGACATAGCACTCTTCGATAATCGCAGCAGCTTCCCAAAACATAGGATCTAACTCCATGGGGCACTGATGCGACTCGAACTTAGTCGGGTCAAGAGCAATTAAATACTCGGATTTTGGACCGGAAAGGGGAAACCCTACCGATGTATTACCGGGCATTTTGGTCATGAACTTTTTACCGTCCTGACCACAGACAACTTCCATATTGGTAAGAGGTCTGAATTCAGCTCTGCGCGTTGGGTTGGTGGCCAAAATCTCTAAAAGCGGTTCC